TAGTGCATTAAGCTATTTAATTTGTCTATCTTGTCTTGTTTGGCTTTATTAGGCTGTTTCATAATCTTTAATTCAATACCAGATATAACTTGTCTTGCTTCTTCTATAATTTTAGTGTCGTTAAAAAGGGTCATTTGTTTCGTGTATTATTGATTTTATTGGATCTTTTATTATTTCTTGATTGTCGTATGCATATTTCTTAATATTAAAAACTGGATCGTATTCATAAAATCTTTGCTTGTTCCAATCTATTTGTAAATAGCATTCACCTAGTTGGCCATAATGTTTTGGTTTTACTTTATCTATATTAACAATATATGGCTCGTGGTTATCTTTAGAGTTCTTATGTACTACAATAATATTTCTACCATTGTTATTCCATTCTGAGCCACCCATTAGATCATATACGCTTGGTTTATTTACGTCACCATTCTTAACTTGTTTTGGATCTGGATTTTTTGGGTGTATAATAATAAAGCTGTGCATATTATTTACTTCCATAAAGCGATTACGTTTAGATAAGATCTTGCGTAGGTAATCTGGACTTGTTGGCTCTCCTTTATGTGCTAAATAATTCCAACTGTCTATAACTGCTGAGTGGCAATTATTTTCTTTTGCATAATTCCAAAAAGCCTCTGGCTCTATTGTTTGTTCTGAAGATATAAATTTAAATCTATCTAATAATGTACTGCTATATTTAGCAATTTCTTTCTCGGTTATTGTATTCTTATAACCTTTTGCAAATGTCTTACCAGTCATTTTATGTAGCAAGTTAGATATAACCTCTGTATCGCTACCATCGTCTGGCATATAAATACAATGTCTCCAGTTCTCGTTAATAGTTAAGCCCATTAATATCTCTTTGAGAAATAGCGACTTACCATAAAAGGGATAACCAGTTATATCTGTGCAACCACCCTTAACAAATGTAAGCTGTTCGTCAAAAGATCTAAGACCTAAGCCATAACCTTTTGGTATACCATTTTTATGTAGATCGTATAATTGGTCTAATATATCTGATGTAGATTTTATCATATGTGCTTTCTTTGAATTTTAAAGTCCGACATATTAACAAATCTTTCGAGTTTATCTGGTCTTGTAATAAATTCTAATGTAAGGTATTTATATCTAGTTTCTATATGGTGTTGGTCTTTACTTGCATTTTTTAAAGCCAACACTATGTCTTCTTTAGTATAGCCCTCTTTTATTCTATCTTTTAGTTGCTTCTTAGCTTTCTCTGGTACAACTCTAGCATTCTTACCTAAAATAGAATTAAACACCTCTAAAAGTTTTTTATTGTCTATTATAATATTATCTTCTTTACTTTTCTTTACTTTACTTGCAATGCTATCGTTATGCTCTAGCAATGCTGGCTGTTCTTTATTCCATCTTTTATTTGCTTTTTCTCTCGCAACATTAGACTTTTCTAGTCTTTTATCTAATCTACGCTGTATGGAAATACTGCTAAATGTATTATCCGTTAATACAAATAAATTAAAATCTTCCACAATACTTTCGTATAAAGTCGTAGTACAACTAAGATAATAGGAATACATCTCGTAATCTCTATTAAGTTTGTTGTCGTTTTGGTACAAATCTTCTATTATACACCAATAAACACCATAACCCTCCATACCGTGTTTGTAGATTAATCGCTTAATCTTTTCGTCTGCCCTTGATCCGTAATCGTGGCTGAAATAAAATGTTTCTTTCATATATTTTGTTTTGTTGGCTACAAATATCTTAAAAAGACCTTAACAAAAAAAACCTAATTTTGTAGTATGATAATAATTTTAAAAAATTTACCTAAGATCTCGTTAAACAAGTGGTACGCTGGAATGCATTGGGCTAATCGTAAAAAAATAAAAGACAATTACATTAAAATAATAAAGAGTCAGTTTAATGAAGTATTAAGCAAAAACAATACTTATAATACAGAATACCATTTTACATTTAAATCAAGAGCATTGGACGCTTCTAATTGTGTGGCTATGGTTAAAATGATAGAGGATATAATTTTTGAGAATGACAGTTATAAGATAGTTAAAAGCATACTAATTACCAGCGAAAAAGGTGATGAAGATACGCTAACAATCAAAATAAAATAAAAAAAATTCTTTTTGTATTGGTTTTTTATACTATATTTGTACCATTATAAGATACAAACACAATATGAATTTAGAATTTACACCAGAACAATTATCCACCATACTCGGTCAGATGAAAGAGCGAAAAGAAGATCTTGAAAAGACATTACTATTAGTAGAGGGACAAAAAGATTTTAGAGATATGCTACAGTACGAAATTAAATTAACAGACGATATTATTAATATCTGTTTAGAATACCTATAATAATTAACACACAAAACAATATGATACAAACAATTAATTTTTACGATTTTGAAGTTGGTTTTAAACTTCATAAACGCCACTACAATTACACTACTGCTGGACTCAGAGCATTATTTAATTACTTTGAACAATTAGAAGATGATATGGGCAGACAAATCGAGTTTGACCCAGTAGCTATAACTTGCGAGTACACAGAGTATGATAGAATAGAAGATTTTTGGTGTGATTATGACCAAGAGGATTATCCAGACATAGATGCTATCGAGAATGAAACAATAGTTATAATGATAGACGAAGATTCATTTATAATACAAGCATTTTAATAATATGAAAGTAATATGCGACAGATGCAGAAATTATTGGATAAGTCCTTGTGGTACTTCAGAAACTTGTTACGCTTTTTATGACAGACAAACAAAGTTCAAAAATGGAATTACAAAGGACTATATCGAACAAAGAATAATAGGAGAAAAAAATCATTGTAAAGAATTTAAAAAAATATGAAAGAACCAATTTTAAAATTATTATCAGCATTTATGCCATTATCATTATGGTGTTGTGCAGTAGAAGAACCAAGAGCAGCATCAATATTATTCTTAATTGGATTATTTGCAGCCTTAGAATTAACATACATAAAAACAAGAAAATGAATATAAAACCAAACAGACAACAAATAGTAGACGCAATAGCCTATTTCGAAGGGGTGGGCTTTATTAAAGATCTAACAACAGACAAAAGACACTACGCACAAATCTTATTGAATCACGCAAAATATACTATAAACGCAAGTGATGCAGAAGAAATATTTGATGCAAAAAACTTATTATACAAAGCTGGTTATCAAATTGCAATATTTAACGTATCAGATATTACAGACCATTTTTATTGTTCTGAAGATATGGCACACCAAATATTAGAAGAGGTTTATGACGATATGGATGAAGATAGCTGGAACGAGATAGTGTATAAATGCAATCATTACGAAATAAAACAAAAAGATTAAAAAAATGAAATATAGCAAAAAAATATCCCCAGAATTAAAAGACATACTGAAGTCTTGCACATCAGTAAGCCAACGAGAAGAAACAGCAACCAATCATAACATATCTATTCATACATTGAATAGCGTTATTAATGGTAGCAGAAATATAACATTAAAAAACCAGAAGTGCATACAAGATCTATTAGCAAAAGCAATTAACAATGCAAAAGAAATGCACTTTACATTATTAGATTATTACCAAGAAATAAAATACCTATAAAAGAAAAAGCCCTCTGGGTCAATCGAGGGCTTTAATCACAATATGAAGAAACATTTAAGTTTCACACAAAACAGATACAAGGTTAACAACAAAAATTTTAACGAAATAAACATTATTTAAACATTTTAATTATATTTGTCCAATGAATTTATACACAAAACTAAACGAGGTCAAAAAAGAGATTGGAGCAATTTCTAAAGACAGCACAAATCCATTTTTTAAGTCAAAGTATTTTGACATTAATTCACTTCTCAGACACGTAGAGCCATTACTGCAAAAGAATGGTCTATTGTTATTACAGCCAATTATTAAAGGCGAGGTCTTTTCTGAGATCTTAGACGTAGAGTCTGGAGAAAGTGTAACAAGTGCCATACCATTACCTAATATGGAAGATCCACAGAAGTTAGGATCGGCAGTAACTTATTACAGACGATATACTCTCCAGTCATTATTGGGATTACAAGCAGAAGATGACGACGCTAACTCAGCCAGTCAAGCTACAAAAAGCCAAAAGCAATGGGTAAACCACGGCGATAAGATCTGGAACGCAGCAGTAGACAAAGGTGTAACTCTTAGCGAGTTAAAAAAGCACTATTCTATTAGTAAAATCAACGCAGAAGTATATCCAATAAAATGAAACAATTTAAGATAAGAGCATCTGCTTCCAGTAGTTTAATGACAAAGCCTCGTAATAAAAACGAGGTCTTGTCTAAAACAACCAAATCATATATAGATCAATGGATTAAAGAACAGATCTATGGTGTACAAAAGAACATAAAGTCCAAATATCTAGATAAAGGTAACCAAGTAGAGGATATGGCCATAGATTATGCTGGTCAAGAAAAAGGTTGGCTATTCGCACAGAAAAACGACGAATTCTTTGAAGATGAATATTTTTGTGGTACACCAGATGTGATCTTGGACGATAAGATTATAGACATAAAATCAAGTTGGGATTGTTTTACTTTTCCATTATTTGAAAAAGACATACCAAATAAAGCATATTATTACCAATTACAAGTTTATATGCACTTAACTGGTAAGCGTAAAGCAGAATTGGTATACGTCTTAATGAATACACCAGAACACTTAACTTATGAAGATAGCCACGACTATTCAGAAGTAAGTAGCGAGTATCGTATTAAGATCTATCCTATAGAATATGACGAAGAGGTTATTAAAAACTTACAAGAAAAAGTAGAACAAGCAAGGGTATACATAAACGAAATATGCAACTAGTGAAAGATTACAAAACAGAAAATCACGATTACCTATTCATTAGAAATACACTAAAGAAAGGGTACACACATCTAAATACAATAGTAGGTCTATGTAGAAAAGTTGGGATGAAAGAAGCACACAGAAAGATTACCGACCTAGTAAAGATGGAACAAATAGAGCAAGTAATGGTGCAAGACGAAGATGGAGATATCAGATATAAATATTTTCCAAAGCAAGACAAACCATCTTGTTATTCGGCTGCTGGCATAGAAAGTATTGGTGGTTGGCAAAGCGATGGAGTTTTAAAAGGTAAATTAACATTCGATAAGCTAATAAATTGCATATCTAAATACTATAATATACCAGTCAAAGAGATTACTGGAAACCACAGAAAGCGAGAAAAAGTAATGTGCAGACAAATGTTTTGTTACATAGCTAAAGAAAATATGCCAGAAGCATCTTTAAAAAGTATTGGTGATTTTTTAGGTGGACGAGACCATTCTACTGCAATACACTCGATACAAAAAGCATCAGATCTAATGACAGTAGAAAAGAAATTTAAAAAGGATTACATTAAGTTAAACGAATTTATCAAAATTAATTTATAATATGAACATCACAAAACAAGTAAAACAGCTATTGACGGAAAACCCAGAAATGAGAGACAAACCAAAAAAGCTATTACGCAAAGCATTGCAAGATGCTTATGGTATTAACATTCTATCTTCTATGATAATTGCAGAGCATTATAAAAATGTTTTAACCATTACTAGAGCCAGTCGTAAAATTCAGCAAGATCACGAAGAGCTGAGAGGTAAAGAATGGGCAAAGCGTAAAGGCATAAAAGCTGATATAGTCAAAGCTAAACTAGGGTACAAATGAAATTATTTTTAATTGTGTTAAATGTTAGTATATTTCTGACCACTTCCTCTATGGAGGTGGTTAGGAGTATTCCTAAAAACAATTTAATAGAAGCGATAATCTACGTTGAAAGTAGAGGGGATACAAACGCACATAATATCTCAGAAGATGCAGTAGGTTGTTTACAGATTAGACCAATTATGCTACGAGAGGTTAATAGGTTATTAGGATATAACAAATACAAGTTAACAGACAGATGGAATAGATCTAAGTCCATAGAAATGTTTAACGTAATTAAAGAACATACAACTAATCCAACAGATGAAAAGTTAGCAAGAAACTGGAACGGAGGTTGGAATGGATACAAGAAACAATCAACACTTAAATACTGGCACAAAGTCAAACAACAATTATGAACTGGAAATATTATGCAATAACACTTGGATTTGCCTTAATGGTAGCATCACTTATTATCAATGATCTAACAAGAATGAAAAAAGATAATAAAACTGAAGTAATTATCCAACCAGAATTAAGCGATATTGATGGATTGCTAAACGAAATCGATACATTAGAATTAAAATCAGACACTATAAAGTTATATTATGAAAAAAAGGTTTACAACTATCATATTTTGCCTCGTTCTGAGCGTATTAAGTTATTCGCAGATCGAATTAATAGATAACAACAACGATACATTAGTTTGTATTACCTATTCACAAATGGATAAGATCTATGTTGAGCTGTTACAAAAAGACAGTTTGTTAGAACAAGCTAAAATAAGACGTTCTAAGGAGTTTAAATACATACAGATAATAGATAGTACCAGAAAAGACATAAATACTCTTAAAACATACTCAAATGACCTTGAAAGCGATTATAGTGAGTTATTGTTAGTTAACGAAAACAAACACCAAAAAATAATAAGACAAAGAAAAGTTGGTTTAATTATGCTTGGTGTAATAATTTTACAAGCATTACTATAATGCAAACTCAGTAGCTTCGTCAATATTTAAAAAACAAACTTTTTTTGTAATTATATTATTGTTATAAAACTCAGTTGTGGCTCTTAGTTGCTTTTCAACCCAAATAGGCTCTATATCGTGCAAATTAAAAGAATAAATACCCTCTGGTGTGGAGTTTATATAGATTGGATCGTCTAGGTGTTTACCAGTTTCAAAGATCATCGCATCATACTTCTTTTTTTCGAGTAATAAAGTAGGATAATGTTTACGTCTACATTTTAGCTCTATTCTATGCTTGAATTTTGGAGAATAACAATCCCATCGGCTCATTTGATTTTTTGACTTGACCAAATCAAAATAAACAAACTCTTTTAGCCAATTAAATAGATCTTCTTCCTTCCAATTATACATTAATACTCTTCGGCTTGTACATCAAAACTTGGACAAGCTTTGTTAGAAAATTCGTTATGTCCGTGTATGGTAATTTCTGGATACACTTTTCGTATTCTTTCTATTAGTTTTACCAACGACTCTTTTTGTTCTTCAGTTCTTGTATCGCTTGGTTTACCTTTTTCGTCAACACCACCAGCGTAAGCAACACCAATACTAAATTTATTATGACCTCTACAATGTGCTCCAATTAATTCGATTGGTCTACCAGATTGAATTGTACCATCAAGTTTTATATGATAATGATAACCACAATCTGACCAGCCTCTATCTAAGTGCCATTGTCTAATGTCCTTAACATCTACATCGTGATCTGGCTTTGTAGCTGTGCAATGGATTAAAACTTTGTTAATTGGTCTCAAAACTTTTTTAATTTTTTTCATAATTGATTGTTATTGTGAATATCAAGAAATACAAAGTTACAGAATTATAACTAAATTCCTCATCAGCACCAACATACTCCCATCCTAAAGCGAATCTATCGTGTGGATAATGTCCTACAATGTAGATCTCATAATTCATTATAGTTGTTTTTTAACGTCTTTTAGATTGTTGATAATTTCAAGCAGCTTTGCGATTAGCGAATAGCCCTTAACTGCCTCAAAACTTTCATCTATTGATTTAGCTTCATTTATTATTAGCGTTAA